ATTTCAACAGGTAGTTACGCCTACACAAATAGCCAGGGCGCCAAATCTGACCTTTGGACTTTCGGCCTGTCAATGTACGCCGAAGCAATCGTGGCCGCATTGTCACAACAACTGCCCCGTGGCACCTATGTTAAATGGGATACCGCAGACTTTTTAGAAACAGAAAAAGAAGAATACGCAGTCACGCAACCAATGACTGAAGAAACAGAACCACAAGAAAACACACAGGAAGATTTGGCATGATTCGATTTACTTCAAACACTTTCGCTGTAGAAGCAGCAGGCCCCAACGGTGAAGAACGCCGCACTATCACTGGTGTTGCGGTGCCCTACAACACTTTTGCGACTGTTTCAGATGGCACTACCGTGCAGTTTGCACCAGGCAGTTTGCCCGTTGATGGCAAGGCACCAAAGTTGTACATGTATCACGATTCAACCCAGGCGGTTGGTTTGGTTTCAGAGCGTGTTGACAGCCCAGAGGCCATGTACTTCACGGCCAAAGTATCAAGCACCCGTGCAGGCGACGAAGCCCTAGTGCTTGCCAGTGATGGTGTTATTGACGCCGTTTCAGTAGGTGTCAACCCCACAGAATTTAAGTACGACGATGAAGGCAACATGACCGTGCTTAAGGGTGACTGGATTGAATTATCGCTAGTCCCACAGGGGGCATTTTCGGGGTCTATAATTACCCAGGTCAGTGCAGAAGCGCCACAAGTCGAAGAACAAAAGGAAGAACCGAAAATGGATAACACCCCTGCAGTTGTTGAAGAAGTCGCAGTGCCAACAGCACCGATTTTTGCCCAGGCAAAGCGTGAACCCCGTTTGCCAAACGCCGCCGAATTTGTTGCAGCAATGCACAAGGGTGGCGTAGAAGCCGCCAACGCAACCAAAGTTTGGAATGACTACCGTTCATACCACCAGTCACCAATCGCCGCCGCAAGTGGCGATGTGGTCACTTCGAATGTTAGTGGCTTGATTCCAGTCCCGATTTTGGGTCCCGTGTTTGCTGATATCAACTACATCGCACCGTTGCTTTCAGCCGTTGGCACCCGTGCAATGCCTGCAGGCAACGCTGGTTCATCGTTCATTCGCCCGACCTGGACAACCCACCCGACTGTTGCAGAACAGAGCGCACAACTTGACGCAGTATCAGCCACCACCAGCGTGATTGCTTCCAACACCGTCACCAAAAAAACTTTTGCTGGTAGCACCACCTTGTCTTATCAAACAGTTTCGTTCAGTGATCCTGCCGCAATGGCAATCATTATGCAGGACCTTGCAGGCCAGTACTTGCTAGCGATTGACAACTACGCATGTGACACGCTTGTGTCAAGCGCAAGCAGTGATGGTGTTTGGGACTTGACCGTAACTGACTTGCTTAAGTCAATCTACGATTGTGCAGTCACCACCGTTGCCGCCACCAACTACTTGCCAACCCACATTGCAGTAGACCCAGCCACCTGGGGCTTAATGATGCAGTTGGTTGATGACAACAAGCGCCCGATTTTTGGTTACACGGGCGGCGGCCTTAACGGTTACAACACATTGGGTAAGGGTGACGCCACTTCATGGCAGAACAGCAACCCACTGGGCCTTCAAATCATCGTTGACAAGAATTTCGCCGCAAAGACCATGGTGATTTTTAACGCCAATGCATATGAAATTTATCGCCAAGATGAAGGCTTGCTAAGTGTTGAGAACCCCACCACGGTGTCACGCACTATGTCGATGTACGGTTATGCAGCAGTGTTTGCCGCTAACAGTTCAATGATTCGCAAAATCACCCAGGCTTAGTCGAAAGGCGGTTAGCCGCCCATGGCTGTTTATTCTGTTACTTTCCATCAGCGTTTGGATAACTACGCAGTTGTCCAAACACTGACGGAACCTGAATTAGGTTTGGGTCAATCGTTCACACTTGCAGGCTTAGGCCACGGCTTGAACGGTACACACACCGTTTACGCATTGCCTAGTTACTACTTTATTGGTGTTGATTCACAAGGCGATTTGTTATTCGATTACAACTTGCCAATACCTAACCAGGTGTTGTTCTATGACGCTGATGATGACCTAAGCCGAAGCGCCGCAATTCCACCAGGCACCCTGACTTTTACCGAAACTTGCACCTGGGTAACAGGAACGCAAATTGGCACCTGGCTAGGCATTGCGTTAGCAGGCGTAGACGAAACGGCTTTTCTTGCACAGTGTGCTACAGCGGCTTCCAATTTTATTTTTAGACGCAGGCAAGAATCTGGGTACACGGATTCTTTAACTACTGTGCCTTCAGGTGATGTCGAATTAGCAACCATCATGATGGGCGGTTCAATTTACAGACAGCGTGGCGCCATAGACCAGTTTGCAAGTTTTAGCGATATGGGCGTAGCCACCGTGTCAGGCCTGTCGCCGTTAATCAAACAACTGGCTGGTATCCCACGGCCAGCGGTTGCGTGATGGCTTACACCGACTTATTCAATGAAGCCATAGATGACCTGGCGACAACGCTGGCAACCATCACAGGTTTACGGGTTGTGTTTGACCCCGAAAAGATAAACCCACCATGTGTGTTTATTGACGCCCCCAGTTTTGACGCCTTTAATTACAACATTGTCACCATGAATTTTTCGGTAAAAGTAGTGACACTAGGGCCAGGCAATCTTGACGGCTTACGCAATGTTTTAAGCATGTGTGCGCAAGTCCTAGCAAAGAATGTTGCAGTTAAGTCTGGGCGCCCTGGCTATATCCCAATTGGCGGCCAAACATTTGCCGCCTATGACCTATCCATTGACATGCAAGCACAGACAGGGTGAACATGAAATACACAATCACTAGCGACAAAATTGGCATAGTAGGCGCAGAATTTGTGCCAGGTGCAGGAACCAACATTGAAGCATTGTTGCTTCATGGTTTCATCAAATCTGATGAACCAGCCAGCGACAAGCAAGCCCCAAAATCTGCTAAAACTAAAGCACAACCGAAAAAGGATTAACCCATGGCTACTTCGACATACCTTTCAAACCCAGGTGTAATGGTCAACAGCGTTTCATTGACCGACCAATGCACTGCCGCCACCGTGACCAACACTGCCGAAGCATTAGAAGCAACCGCCTTTGGTGGCACCAGCCGTGTGTTTGTCGCTGGTTTGTTCAACCAGGAAATCACTTTGGACTTGTACATGTCCTATGCGGCCACCGAAACTTACGCAACACTTGCCGCATTAGTTGGCACAACCACCACGGTAAAGGTTTCTAATACCGTTGCAGGCTTGACCACTGCCAGCGCCACGGAACCCAGATTTGAATTAGTAGGCGCTTACCTTGAAGCGTTGCCAGTCATCAACGCAACCATGGGCGAACTCAGCACTATTTCAATTACCTTCAAGGGTGGAACCTTAACCACCGTTGTTTCTTGATTTAACCACCAACAGCAAAGGCCCGACATGCAACTAACACTTAAAGTAGACCAGGGCGAAGGCCCCATCGAAGTAAGCACAAACCTTTTCACTATCGTTTCGTGGGAACGCAAATTCAAACGCAAAGCCAGCGACATGGCTGGCGGTATCGGCATTGAAGATTTGGCATACCTTGCACACCAGGCATGCCAACAACACGGCGTAGTTGTGCCAGTAGTCCTTGATGACTTCATCAAAAAACTTGTGGTGCTTGAAGTTGTCAGCGACGAACCTGACCGCCCTACTTTGCCAGTACCTACAGATACGCACTAGCCCAGGTTTTGGTTGCGACAGGGTACTGGCCACAGCAAGTAGAGTTTGATAACAGCGACCTGGCGACGGTTATTAAGGTCATTAACGAAAGCAGAAAATGACATGGCAACCGATTTGACTATCCAAGTAGATGGGGTCAAAGAGGCTGTTAAATATTTAAACCAGGTAGAGCCTGGTTACCGAAAAGCGTATGTGGCGAACATGAAAGAAATCGCCAAACCAATGACCGACGCCATGAAATCCAACTATGACGATATGCGGTTCCCTAGTGGAACTACACGCAACTGGTCACCAGCAGGGCGGCAAGTGTTCCCGTTGTCTGCTGCAAAGGCTGTTCGTGGTGTTGGTGTGCGTGTCAACAATAAGAAAAAAGGCGCCGCCTTTTCTGTCATGCAAAAAAACCCTGCCGCCGCAATTTTTGATATTGCTGGCCGTGCCAATGTCAACCCTTTAGCAACAGCGTTTAGCGCCAAATTTGGGCGTTCCGCCAGCCGTGTTATCTGGCCTGTATTCGAAGCAAAAATCGCTGACCTAACAACCGAAGTTCAAAAAGTTGTTGACGGTGTGATGGCTGAAGCAAACAAGAATTTGAAGGTTTTCTGATGGCTATTTCAATTCCCGTAATTTCAGACTTCAACAGCAAAGGCATCGACAGCGCCATTAGGGAATTTAAGAAATTAGAAACCGCTGGCGAAAAAGCCCAGTTTGCTATTAAGAAAGCCGCCGTGCCAGCCGCCGCCGCTATCGCTGGTCTGGGCATTGTTGCTGTAGACGCCGTTAAAGCGTTCATGGAAGATGACAAGGCCGCACAACTTCTTGCCACCAGCCTAAGAAACACGACAGGTGCCACTGACGCCCAAATTGCCAGTGTTGAAAAATTCATTACCAAAACCAGCATTGCCGCCGCTGTCGCTGATGACGAAGTACGGCCAGCCTTTGACAAACTTGTGCGTGGTACTGGTGATGTAACCAAAGCACAAGATTTAATGACCCTGGCGCTAGACATAAGCGCAGGAACGGGCAAAGACTTAGGCGCAGTATCTGACGCCCTTAGCAAGGCTTTTAACGGGCAACTAGGGCCACTGAAGAAACTTGACCCAGCCCTGGCAGGTTTGATTGAAAACGGTGCAACTACTGATGAAGTGTTCGCCGCATTGGCTGGCACTTTTAAAGGTGCCGCTTCGACTTCAGCCAACA